GGGGTTCAAACGAACCTTTTGGTTTTTCTTTTGATTCTTTGGTTGCATTACAATCACAATGCTTACATGTTGGAGCACATGTGCAATCTTCTGCTTTTACATCTGCGCCACAACAATCGTCTGAGCAATATCCTGGTCTTGCTTTTGCTTCGTTCATTGTTCCACAGCCTGCATGGCAATTACAATCTGGTGTACAATTGCCTCCGCATGGGCAATTTTCATCGCAGTTACATGCTTTAGATTCAGTAAATTGTCCCATAAGTGATTCAAGTGCTGCTTCAAATTCTTCATCAACTGATTTTTTATTTTTTGCTGCCTTGCTGTATTTGTCTTTTAGTCTGCCTAGCTCTTCTTGACTAGCACCATCACGTCCTGCGGCTGCTGCTTTTTTCATGTATTCTTTACCGTGTTTTTTAACACCAGTATAATATTGTAATCCTGATTCATCTAAGTTGTCAAGGTCAACATTTTCAATCATGCCTTCGCCTACTAAATTATAAATGTATGGAAACACATCTTTTAATTCTTCATTAAACTGCTTGATAGTAAGTTGGTCAACCCATGCGTCAGAAACATCAGTTGGAACTTCTTCCATAACAGCAAGTTGAAAATTTTCACTTGCTTCTTTATAATATCCTAGTTTTTGTAAGTTTTGTATTTCTTGTCTTACTTCTTTAATACGTCCCTTTACAATATCAGTATAGCCTTCTAATGTTTCAGCCATTACAGTGCTACGGTTCATGTATTGACTAAACTTACGCAATTTACTCATTTCTTCTGACAACCCGGAAATGTGTTTGCCAAAATCATCATACATATGACCGCCTTCATTAACATGTAATGCCATAGCTCTTGCGCCTGCTAAATGTTTATACGGATATTTAAAACGTTCACCTGTTGGTGATTCAATATAAATTGAACCAATTTTACTAGTTCTACTATTAGTATTTTCTAAATTAATTGGCGCAGAATGCTTAATTGCTATTCTTGCTTTTCCAATTTTTTGATAACTTCGTGTTTCGTTACCATACATTTTAGATTCTGACATTGTGTTTTCTCCGGGGCGATTCTGCGCTAAGTATTCATAATCTCTTTTGTTTAAATTCGATTTATTAATATCTCTTACATCAAATTTGAGCATACGTTTTTTGGCAAAGATGCGTAATTCTTTTAAAAAGTTGTACCAGTTGTCTTGTATTGACTCTACTTGTCCTTCTACAATATCTTTACCAACAATGATTGTAACACCATTTTCTTCATCAAGTGCCACGCTAACTTTTCCTAAATCTATATTTTCAATTTTATATCCAAAATCAAAGAATCTAGCTTCTTTAGGAACATTAGTGACTTTTCCATTTTCATCACCGATAGATACGTTTGGAAAACGTCCTCTTATTTTGTTAAATAAATCAACTGCAAAATTATCAAATTTGTTCATAGTAAAGTATTTATCAATAGTTGCCACTTACAAAGATAGGCATGGGCAATTCGTAGTCATTATCATAGCCACTTTCCATCTGTGTAAAGGTATTGTATATCGTAGGATCCCAGTCTTTCATTACACTTATCATGCGTAGAACTAGTAACATACTACTAACTAAATCATCGGTCATACCAGGCTTTGCTTGATAGCTACTACCTTGAGCAATATATCCTTTAAGTTCACTTATAAAAGGTTTACTCTTAACAATCAATTGATCGTTTTCAACCATTGTTTTCAATCGGCTACATGCTGTAACTTTGCTGCTATGTGTAGTGTTAAAACCTTTTCTAAATTTACGTACATGTCCTTTGCGAATAGGTTCAGACACAAATAGTCCTGGTATATTCTCTTCCCCAAAATCGTTTATAACGAGTAAACATGCTTCTCCAATTCCATTGTTTTCAACACTCCAATATACACCATTATCACTGCCGCGTTGGTCTGCTAAGTATTGGCAAATATCTTTAAGTACTCTTATTTGTCCAGGTATGGCAGTAATATTGTGCTGCCATTCAGCTACCTGTTTATAAGTTGGTAATTCTACAACTTGTATAGCAGCATAATCTCCGCCTGTACCCATACTAGGATCTAAACCTACAGCATAGTTTTTATCCGGATCAATTTTTGAATACCAGCGTACTTGCCCCATGTTTAGTGTAGGATTTATACCTTCCATAGCAGAAAGTTTAATACTGTTAATTAATGTTTCATCAAAAACAAGAAATTCACAGCCATATTCACGTCTAAATTTTTCTTCGCCAATACGTCCAATTTCAGCAGATTTCCATTTGTCATCTCTATCTGGATGTTCCCACCAATCTGCACGGAAAGCATGAAAGCCATTGCGTCCTGTGTCATTTTCATTGCCGTATTCATCAAACTTGTCTTCTGCTTGTTTCCAAATTGTAGCAAATGTATCTTCATCACTGTTTGGTGTGCTTGTAAGAATAGCACGACCACCTGTTGCTAGTGTAGGAGAAATTGATGTCCAAAACTCTTCGGCAATATTCGGTTGTACAAACGCAAACTCGTCACAATATAATAACGAGATAGATAAACCACGTCCTGTATTTCCTGTCGTTGTTTGACTTATAATTCTACTGCCATTTTCAAATTCGATACTTCCTTTGTTATAACTAGTAACACCGGCTCTTATAAAATCAGGACATGTTTCGTATACATAACGAATACGTTGCATTATCTCTTGAGCACCTGTATATTTGTGAGCAGCAATTAATATAGTTTGATCTGAAGTAAACATAGCATACCATGTTAAATAGATACTGGCACATGTAGTTTTACCTGTTTGCCTAGGCATCATGTTAATATTAAATCTATACTTATGATAGCTTTCTAATAAACCTAGTTGATACTTGTAAGGTTCAAATAACAATTTGCCTTGTACTGGGTGTTGAATATTAGCAAAATGTTCAGCAAAGTACAAGTACCCTGTATCAGGATCCATACACTTCAATAAGTGATCAATTTGTTCTTCACTATATTGTTCTTGTTTATTGGCTTTTTTTATTAATACGCCGTCTAATGATGTTGCCATAATAATATTTATTCAAAAAAATAGCGCCATCAGGCGCTATTGAAGTATCTGGGGGGATACGTTATTTTTTAAACTGTGGAGGCACCTTGCCTTTTTTTGCTTTTTTATCTTTAATGGCTTTTTTCATTGGCTCTTTTTTGTCGCCGTCTTTATCCATATCTAAAAAGTCTGGCTTTGCTTTCTTTTCATTAAGTGCTGCCCATAAACGATCTTTAATGCTTTCCATTGCCATTGGATTGTCGCCCATTGCTTGTGCCTTGTGCATTGTTTTCTTTTTATGAAGATCGTCGCCGCTTGGTAATACAGCATCTAGATCCATGTATTCTTCTTCTGGCTCGTTATCGTATTCTTCAACTTCTTCTTCTTGTGCTTCACCTTGCTGAACTGCTTGTAACGCTTGAAGTAGTTGTGCCATTTGACCAGCATTATCCAATTGTATGTTAATACCAGGCGCTGGTGCTGCGCCCATTTGTCCGTCCATTTCAGGTGGACATTCTGCTACTGATTTTTCAACAGCATCAAAGTTTCTTAATATATCTAGCATGTTACTCATTTTTAGCTCCCTACTACGCTTTCTGTGTTTGTAGAATCTTGCGCTGGTTTTTCCATTTCAAAACCTGGCTGAGCATCGTCTCTTTCTTTACGTGCTGTTTCTAATTCTTTTAATAGATCCATTATACGTTGTCCGCCTACTTGTTCTTGTGCGGGCATAGCATCCAATTCTTCAGTTGTAAGCATTGGTTCGTATTCTTTATCTTCTTTCTTTTCTTGATATTCTTCTCTAGGATCAGTTGGACTTCTAACGATAATATTACTTTGTTCAACTCCGCAGCAGTTACCAATGTATTCTTGAATAGCATCAGGTGTGCTTGGATACTGTAATTCTGCTTCGTAGTAACGTACATCAATGTTTTCCAGTTGTGGAAAATCTAAAGGACGTTCCTGTATTGGTGTTTTCTTTGCTGCTGATAAACTTTTTACAGCAAATTTTTCTAAACATCTTTTTAGATTGTCTTCGCAACCTTCTGGAAGATCGCCAGCAATACCAATTTTAAAAGGGTATACTTTATGTGTTTCAGTTAGATATTCACTAAATTTTTTCATTGTTATAGTCCTGTTATATGTTATTTATCTTTATCTACTGCTTTAAGACGCTCTAATAGACTATTTCTATCTGTTACAACATAGCCTTCGCCTTCTGTAATACCAGTTGGGCTAAAGCTATCTTTGTCTAGTTTTTCTTTTTTAAGTTGTAATTCTACCATTTTTAGTTTCTTATCTAACTTAGCAACTTTAGCATCAAGGTTTGTTTTTAACATAGTGCCAGCTACTTCAAAAACTCTACCACTATAACGGCTTTCTACGTTCATACCTAAATCCATAAGGTCTTCATATGCTTGCATTGCTTTTTCAGATACCTCGTTTAATTCTTTGTCTGCTAGTTCACCTAGTCCTTTAACTTGTGGCAAAGCAGAATTAATTTTATCAAACTCAGCTATGTCGCGAATAGTATCTTCTTGTTCTACGATTGCTTCTTGTGCTTTTTTTGATTGTTCTTCTGCAATCATTTCCTTAGCATCTGGTAAATTTAACAAATCTTCAAGTTTTTTAGTCATAGTAGTTTCCATTATATACTACTATTATTTATCCTCTACGACCAGAGTGGAAAATATCATTTTCACTTACCACTCTAAACTTCATACCATTTTGTTTACAATAAGCATTTGCCGCAGCCCATTTTACTTGATTCAATGCCCAGTGGGCTTGATTGTGTTTACTGCGAGCTTTTTCTTTTACTGTTTGGTTGTATGGCTTTACTTCTACAACTTCTACATGTTGCTTGCCTGTTCTGTCAACATACACAACAAAAAAGTCTGGAACATAAATTGTTTGTTTTCCAGTAAATGGATTTCTATAAGGAATTTTAATAGCTTCACTAGCCCATTTGGCTACACTAGGATGTTCGTCACAAAATTTCATAAAAGCAAATTCCCAACTACTTCTGTAAGTTGGCTGTCTGTTACCGAGATATTTTTCTTTATTTTTTACGGTGTATTTGCCTTGAGCATATTTTGCCATTATACCACTATGTTACGAGTAATTACATTTTCTTCTGTAGGTTCAGTAACAAATCCCAGTTTGCTAATAGCACTTCTATTAGTGTTTAAAATTGCGCCAATAAGGTTGTTAAGTTTTACATCGTCAAAACTTTTTAATTGATCTAACAATTCCATAACTTTTACATTGTCAATTTTTGCTTGTCTTAATAAAATTGTAGCAGTTGATATCGCAGCAGTTTTTTCAAATCCTCTTGACTCAAAAAACCCTACTACAGCATCTACTTGATTACTAGGATAACTAATTGCTTCTTTTTCGTAATTAAAAAAGAATTCTTTGCTTTTAACAATAGTATCATTTAAAGCTACATTTGTATTTACTATATCTGTCATTGTTAAAATACCTTTGGAAGTGCTTGTGTTTGATTTTGGTTGTTGTTGGAAGGAAAGTTTGTATTGTTTATTTGGTTTACAGCTACATTTTCTATACCTGTTGCTAGTTCAGTAATAAGTCCACCAAAGGATAAATTTTGAGCATTTCTAAAAGTATTTGCTCCTGTAATAAGTGCGCCCAATACATTACCTTGCTGGAGGTTATTAATTGTAGATTCTGTGCCTGCTAATACACCGCCAGTGCCAAAGAAACTACTGCCGCCACCGCCTTGTATTGTAAGAGGACTTGATACAGTATCATATCTACCTTCACCAAATGTTTTTGGATTTACACCTGGTTGTGTTAAATGTCTATCCATTACTACTGATTCATAAGAAAATCTCATTGTGTTTTCTTTAAATTGACCGCCTTCGATATTTACACTATTATGATTCCATGTTTCGATGAGTGGATTAAAATATGTAAAGCTAGTATTAGTAGGTTGTCCGTTTTCTGGGTGTAATTGGAATACTTGAATACTAGTAAAAAAGTTATTGCTTTTTCCTGGTCTATCTAAACCATATCTATAATCAAAGTTTTCACCATTACTGTACGCATTATTTTTATTATCAATCCTTAGTAAAGCTGGATCATGTATTTCAGGAGATGTGCCATTTGGCTGTGTATGACTAGCATCACTATAATAATAATTAAAATAACTTTTCCATAAAAAATTTGTTAATCCAGCATTATCGTCATGCCATGTCATGTTTACCGGAGCATAGTTTACAGCAGTTTGATGTACTTTTTTCCTATTATATTGATTTAAAACTTGTACATCTACATTATAATTAGGCAAATCTACTGACTTACACAGTACATTTATTTCTCTTTTTACAGTATTGTTAAGAGCATCGTTTGAACTAATAGGTATATTAGGATCAATATTTAAAACCACATGGAATAGATGAGGTAGTTTAGGAGCCAATCGCATATTGCCGTCAACATATATACGACTCGCATGTTGATAGTCTGCTAAGTTTCCTTTTGGACTCAAAGCACCACTAATTAAATTATCAAAAAAACCTGAGAACGGATTAGCCATATTGTATTTATCCTATTAATTAACTGCGTAGAAAATAAAAAAGGAGTATATTAAAAAAATATACTCCTAAATTAATTGGCAATCTTCTAATTTTTATTAGCCGCCGCCAGTTACGTTTGTTCCTAGTGTTCTGCCAACTGCTGTTCCTAACCCAGTATTTTCTGGAGTTTGGATTGCGTTGTCATATTGAATACTTAGTGTAACATTTACCGGATCGTTGTTGGCATATGCTAAACTGTTGTAGTTTGCTTCTGTGATGAAACAACCATAACATTCCCAAGTTTCTAATACTTGTACTCCAGTTGCTCCGTTACCGCCATCGAGTATTTCAATACGTGTAACAAACTTGTAATCTTGACCACTGTTAGCACTTGCTTGCTCCATAAAGTCAAATTGTTTCTGTAGTTGTTCACCAACTAATTTTTGTACGTTGTTGTTAATATCTTCACGTAAATTTAATGATAGTGGGTTCCATGTGTGCTTACCTGCTAGATAAACTTTACTATTGTATACAGGAATTTCCATGTTTTCAAAAGTTAAGTTTGGTCTAGTAACGTCCATAACTTGTTTTGTTAATTCAGTTGTTGGTGTTGAAACTCCAAAGTTTTCTAGTGTAACACGAAAACGATATTGAAGTTTTGGCATAAGCAAACCTTGACTGCTTGCGCTGTCACTTGTTGCTAATGGAACTGTTAGTTTTGATAAAGATGAGATTGCCATTTATTACTCCTATTCACAAGTATTTATCATAATAGGGGCAACTTGCGCTGCCCCACTATTTTTAAAGACCTGCTATTTCTCCTGTGTTTTTAAGACGTAGCGGAATGTAAATAAATTCTACTGCTTTTACTGGTTCTATAGCAATATCTACATATAACTCGTTTCTATCAATTCTAGCAGGAGTATTATTTGTTTCGTCACATACAACTAAGTAGTCAAAAATTGCTCTTAGTCCTACAAGCTCTACCATTAAACTTTCAACCTGCTGTTTGATTTCATCACGTGTGATTTTATCATTTGGTTCAAAGATATATGGTTTAGCAAGTTTCTTAAGTTGACTACGTAAGTAAACTGTAAGTCTTGCGACATTTACTCTGTCTAGCGCACTAGCATTAGCTGCTCTTGTTTTTTGCCCAAATACAACTAATCCTGCTCCGTTTAGGAATGTAATAGGGTTAACGTTATTTGAGTATAATGTATCACGCTGTCCTTCGTTCAACGCTACACTTACAAATTCGCCTTCGCTATCAATATATCCTGTAGCAGTAGCATTTGTTACTCCGCCGCGTCTTGTTCCTGCTGGAGCAAACCATGGATAAGCAACTTGGTCATTTAATGCTATAGTGCGTAGTGCCATATGCGATGCTGGAACAATTACATTGTTACCTGCGTTATCGCTTGTAAATCCACTTGGATAATATACACCTAAATATTCATCACTTGTTACAAGACCGTCATCATTGTCCTCTGGTGCGAGAGCAACGTTAGTTGACCAGTTTTGTAAATCAGTTGTACTAGAGCTAAGTCTCATTGGAGAGTCTCCAACAACAAATGCTGTAAGTCCTCTAGCTGAGTTAAGTGTTACCATTTCACCAATTAGTTCTGGATAACCTGGTGTAGCAATTAAGTTAAAGATACGTGATTCGTCATCTCTAATATCTTGGTTGCTGTTCATTTCGCTTTGTAGAGCTTTTACAATAACTTTACGTTGTGCTTTACGTCCAAAGCTACCTGAACCGTCTGCGTTGTTAGGTGATTCAGTAACCCAACGATTAGCATAATATCCGCTCATCGAAGCATCAGACATTCTAGGGTTTGTAGAATCAATATCTATAGCATCACGCACATAACGCTTAACATTAAATCCGCTTCTACGTGTGTTCCATAAAATCATGCCTTTTGGATATAATGCTGGATCTGGAGCATCTGGATCTAAGAAGTCAGCAATCAACAAGTCAGTAATAGCACCTGCTGTGCCACTATTAGCACCTGCTGTGTTATAACGAGCATCAGCAAATAATACACCTGCTTCAGTTGTTTGATCTGATGTATCTAACAATACCCACTTTGAAGTATCGCTGTTCCATTTGTACACTTTTGGATAGTTTTCTAAATCTGCTGTGCTAATCCATACATCACCTTCGACTAATGCTGTATTATCACTTTGTACAGTTGGAGCACTAGCTGATACAATTGGTCCTGCTGGATCAAGAGCACTCGAACCGCCAACGTTTCCGTCGCCGTTATGATCATAGTTATGATAACCAACCCATGTAGTTCCGTTATGAATCATTAAATCAACTTCGTCTACAACACTGCTATACCATAGCGCACCTGTTTCAGGAGTTGCTGTCGGAGCAGTTGCTTTTGCTGTATATGTTAATACATTCCAGTTACTTGCCATAAATTGTTTTGGATTAGTAGCACTTGAAGTACCAGGTACATAATACAAATTAGAAGTGCTTGTTGGAATAGTAGCATCAAATGCTGTAAATATACTATTCATTGGTGTATTTGTACCATCAACAATTCTAATTTCTCCACCTTTGCTGTGTGAAATAACAAGTTGATTTTTACTGTTTACAGTAGCACTTACATTTGTAAGTCCTGCGGCGTTAATTTGTCCGGCTATTAAATCAGCATCTGATACTGCTGCTGTAGCAGTAAATGATACTGTAACTGGCGAACTCATTGCTGAACTTCCTACAGTTGACTCGCTTAATGTAAATGTATGAGCTGCTGCTGTGTAAGTGCTTGCTGTAATAGCAGCACTTGTAACAGTAGTTGCGCCAGCTGATTGTCTAACATAAAGTTGAGAACTTGCTACTGGTACAGTTGCTTCAGCTACATTAGTTCTTACATAGACAGCTCCTGCTGGTATATTCATTCCGCCGCCTGTGCTATCAATTGCTGCTAATGCTGCGTGATTGCTGTCGTACAGTGGTGCTGAACTTGTTGACCAAGAACTTGAAGTTGAACTCCATTGTTTTACACTATAAGAAGCACCAAGATTTGGATTAGTTGTTTTAATCCAAACACTTCCTGTTGGTCTTGGACCAGCATCTCTAGTTTTCCAAGCTGGCACATTTGTATGTGGATCAATTGCTAGTGTTGGTCTTTGATATGTTGCTGATGTTATACCTGCGTCTGTTAAAACATCATTTGTTGTTGACATTGTTACTGCGGCAAATCCACCTGTTCCGTCATAGAACAAGTTAAGTACACCGCCGGCTGCACTTGCGCTAATACCTGCTGATGTTGCGCCTGCGTCAGCGTTAATATCACTTACGATTTGGTTAATTGTTGTTCCTGTTGTAGTAACAGTTGTAGCAGCACCATTGATAGTAAACACAATAGTACCAGTGTTTCCTACAGCATTTGCTGTGTTTCCTACAGCAAATGGCCATGAACCAATCCAATTTGTAGAACCAACTTCTACCCATGTTCCGCCGGAGTTTTTATACCACAAACGATTAATGTTTGTTACAGCAACAATAGCATAATCTCCAACAGCGCCTACACTAGTTTTTGGCGTGTAATCTGCCCCTGAGTAATCTACAACTTTAGTTGTATCAGTAATTGTTAAAGGAACTTTGTTTGTAAAAGTTTGACCATTAGTTGAACTAGCTGCTTCGCCATTCCATTCAAAAATTCCATATTTTGTGTCGTCAGTATCAAACCACCATGCTCCATTAGCAGGATCGCCAGTCACTTCTGTAGCACTGCCTGTCAAGGCACCTAAATCTACATCTGGTCTTACAACATATGCTCTGTTAGCTACGCCTAAATATGAATAAGCAGCTTGTAAACCATATTCGTTTTGCTCGCCGCCATGGATAGGATTACTACTAGCATCTGTATAAAAAAGCGGATCGCCAAATGTTTCAGCAAGTTCTCTTTGTGAACTCATTAAATACACTTTACCTGCGTTTGCTTTAGTAGTACCAGGTGCTATTCCTGTGCCACCTGGATTTGCTTTATCTTGTTTTGTAGCTACAAAAATTAGTGGTGTTGTACCCGGTTCAGCCGGAGTATAAAAACTCTCGTCAATTACGCTAACCTGTACACCTGGTGATGTCAATGCCATTTTAATTTCTCCTCATTGGGTTATCTTGTTGCTATTTGTATTTAGTGAAAATAGGGCAAAATACCGTCAAAATAGCAGTTAACTATGTATTTAATGGTTGACAAATAAACAAATTTACGCTATAGTAGTATAAATTAATATTTACGGAGTAGCGCAAAAATGGCAATTGATTATAAGTTTAACGAAGATAATCTTATAGCAGAATTCAAAGAATATATTGATTCTACATACAAAGGTCATTATTCGCAAAATAAATTTCAATCAACCGAAGTAATCATAGAGCGTGGTCACGGTACCGGATTTTGTATGGGCAATGTAGACAAGTATTCTAATCGATATGGCAAAAAAGGCACTAAGGATGATCATAGGAAAGATTTAATGAAAGTTCTTCACTATGCTTTAATTCAGTTGTACATACATGACAACGATCTTTAACCTATAACAAATCCATAGCCAGTTCCGCCAGCTAAAGAAAGTGCTACTTCGGCATCTAATTTTTCCATCTCAGCTTGTGCTTCAGCTTTGAGACTTGCTCCGTTTAGACTAGTTCCGCCTTGAGGGCCTGCTATAGTGGCAAACTTTTCACGAGCTTCGCCTAGCATGTATTTACATCCAGCAAGTGTATAATCTTTTATCCATTGTTTTGCTTTGTAATCAGCTAATAATTGGTTATCTGGACGATAATTGTAACACCATAATAGCACTTCTTCTTGTGCTCTAGGACGTTGTAAAATTGTTAATAATTTTGTTGAACTATTCCAAGTAAATTCTATATAGCTACCAAACATACGTCCAACTAATTCTTGTCTTTGCGCAAATAATTCGTAAGAAGCTAAACCACCAACACCACTGGCTGCTAACAAATATGTATTTGTGTATGCCAAATTAAAAGGTTCAAACAAACTTCCGCCATCGCCACCGCCAGTACGTGAGCCAACACTACGTCTATAAATTTGTCTTACTTCTTCAATTTCGTGCGGTAACGTATAACTGTTTCTATCTTCTTCGAGTTCTAGCGATACAAAACTTTCTTCTACACTATGCTCTGTTCGTTGTCTATACTTTGATAGAGCTTTTGTTAAAGCACTTTCATAATGTATAGGATCTAACTCTACATCAACCATGCCGCCTCCAAGGAAAGCGTTTACATAATCAAATATTTCTTGTTTTTGTGTTACTAGATCTGCCATTATTAATCTCCAATAGTATTTATGCTAAATATACGTATGCCACGCTTATCATTATATAGACCAAACAAAACAGCCGATTATGAATTTTTAGATAAAGTTATCTATGAACAATTCAGTATTGGCGGCACTGATATTAACATACACAAATACCTTGGTCCAAAAAATCCTAACGAATCTGATGCTACTCCAGATCAACCGCAATATGATGCTGTTGCTGAAACTAATATCCAAGATTTAGTGTTCTTAGAAAACAGAGATAGAAAATATGACCCTGATATTTACACATTACGTGCTATATACAATGTAAGTGATACAGATTTTAATTTAAGCCAGTTTGGATTATTTTTACAAAACGATACTTTGTTTATGACTATACATATTAATAGTAGTGTTAAAACATTAGGTAGAAAAATATTAAGTGGCGATGTTATAGAGTTTCCTCATTTATTAGACGAATATGCGCTAAATGATTACAGTGTAGCATTAAAACGTTTTTATGTAGTAGAAGATGTTAATAGAGCAGCAGAAGGGTTTTCACAAACTTGGTATCCACACTTATATCGTGTAAAATTAAAACAAATATACGACGGACAAGAATTTAGTGACATATTAGATTTACCAGCAGGAGATGATGCTGATAATACATTACGTGATGTATTAAGTACATTTGAAACTGAAATGAATATCAATAATGCTATAGTTGCCAAAGCAGAAGCTGATGCTGCTAAGTCAGGTTATGATACTTCAAATCTTTATACGTTACAAGTAGATGCCGCTGGCACTCCGGAATTAGTAACAACAGATATTACAACACTTGATGCTTCGCAACAAGGATTATTAGTAGATCGTATTTCTCAAACTCCTACTCGAGAAGGATATCAAGGATATTTACTAGGTGATAATATTGCTCCAAATGGCGAATCGTTTGGTAGTGGCATAACATTTCCAAGTGTAAATGTTAACGGTGATTATTTTTTACGAACTGATATGATGCCTAATAGATTGTTTAGGTATGATGGTTCACGCTGGCTGAAAGTTGAAGATGGTGTACGAATGACTCTTACAAATACAAATACACGTTCAACACAAAAAACTTCCTTTATTAATAATACTACTACATCAAGTATCGGCGGCGAACAAGTTATTGAAAGACAAAGTTTGTCAAAAGCATTACGAGCAAAGGCAGATAATTAATGCAACATTTTTATGACGGACAAGTTAAAAGATATTTAACACAAATAATTAGATTAATTAGTGGGTTCAAATACAAAGATGGCAGCGGTACCGAAAAATCTATTCCAGTAGCTTACGGAGATTTAACAAGGCAAGTTGCTAACATAATTAAAGATAATAGCGAAAACAAACTTCCTAGTGTGCCAAGAATGGCAGTTTATATAACAGGACTAGAACTTGATAGAGAACGTCTTGCTGATGCTAGTTATGTAGAAAAGGTAAACATAAGAGAACGAGCATATAACGAAGCCGGAGAAGAATATTTAAACACACAAGGTAAAAATTATACTGTAGAAAGATTAATGCCAACTCCGTATTTGCTTAGAGTAAACCTTGATATATGGAGTAGTAATACGGATCAAAAATTACAAATTATGGAGCAAATATTAATGATGTTTAATCCTAGTTTGGAAATACAAACTACTGATAATTATATTGATTGGACTAGTTTGACTACTGTATATTTAGAACAAATTATGTTTAGTAATAGAACACAGCCTATTGGAGTAGATAGCGAAATAGACGTAGGCACACTTTCCTTTAGCACTCCAATATTTATATCACCACCAACTAAAGTTAAAAAACTTGGCGTAATTACACAAATTGTAGCAAACATTTTTGACGAAACAAAAGGCACTGTTGACTTAGGACAATCTATGCCTACATTAGAAGCGTATGCTGAAACACCTATCCCACTTACTAAAACAACAAGCATCAACAGTGATCCTGCTACTAAAACAGATATCACTGCTAACTTAGATACACGAGGTACAATAGCAGCAACATTTAAAAATTATGGATTGTATGTTATTGGCACTACAGCACAATTAGTAGACAGATCTGTAGTAGGAAAAGTAAACTGGCGTAATGTTATAGAAACTTATCCAGGTACATACACTGCTGGATTAAGTCAAATTAGATTACAAACTGTAACAGGATCTTACATTGTAGGTTATATAACTATAAATCCATTAGATGAAACAAAACTTACTATTTCTTGGGATAGTGATACATTACCAACTGGAGATGTTATTTCAGGACCAGCAAGAAATGCTAATTCTTACACTAGTTTTGACAAAATTGTAGAACCACAAAAATACAATCCTACCGAAGATAAAGTAGCAGGTTTTAGAATTTTAGTATTAGATCCTATAAACAATAGTGAAAATGTAGGAGGAAATGTAGGAGATACACCGTACAACTATGTTTATGACGGGCCTGACGCTTGGAAAAATAACGACGGCACTGACTTTGTAGCAAACGCTAATGATGTAATAGAATGGGATGGTGCTAGATGGCACACAGTAATTGATTCAACAGATAGCACTAACGGTGTTAATCAAAAGAACTTAGCAACAGGTGTAATTTATACATGGACTGGCGAAGAGTGGATTCAAGCATACGAAGGTGAATATTCACATGGAACATGGCTAGTACTACTTGATCCATAACTATATATATGAAGAACATAGTTTGTAGTGGCGCACTTTTTTATACTTTAAAGTCTAGTAGATTTTTACTTTTACATAGATGTAAAAGTCGACAAAATAATGTATGGGGATTAGTTGGCGGAACAAATGAAGATTTAGAAACTCCTTGGAAAGGCTTACAAAGAGAAATTGAAGAAGAAATTGGATTTATGCCTGATGTAAAAAAGGCAATTCCGTTAGAAACATTTATTAGTAATGATGAACATTTTAAATTTCATACATATCTTTGTGTTGTAAATGAAGAATTTATACCCCAATTAAACAATGAACACGACGGCTACGCTTGGGTAAGTTTTGGAAAATGGCCTAAGCCATTACACCAAGGTTTGAATAATACTTTAAAGAGTAAAACAAATCAACAAAAATTACAAACTGTTTTTGAACTTATCAAATTGATTGCGTAGCCATTTGTAATCATTAATTTTGTAAAGTTTTTCTTGATTGTTAGCAGCGTATTCGCCATATTTTTTGCCGTGATTAGCACCGTTAATCGCAGCATCTCCAAACTGTTTGTCTTTTCCTCTACTACACCAAGCATTTAATCTAAACTCGGTTTCTTCGTCTAATTGTCCGTCTATTGCTCGTGAACTAAGTTTTACACATTCTCTAAAAGCACTACGCCATGTGCTAAACTCGTCTGTGTTAAATTTTGTTATATTACTTATTTGATTAATAGTTTTAAATAGCGGACTTATACTTGTTGTCATATCAGGCTTGTTAGTGTCCATATTAAGTGTTAAATCTCGTGGCAAAAGTTTGACAGCGCCATATCCGTAAATTAATCCGTTTATTGGATTTTTTGATTTCCAAACATGAACTGTTCTTTTACTATCTGGATCATATGTAGGTATATAATAATCAAAGTTAAAATTATCTACTATCTCAGCATCGGCATCAATAATCCAAATCATATCAGTTGAACACAATTTTGCTGCCTCAATGTGTGCTTGATGAATACCTTCAACACCGTGAATACGTTTTGTTCTTGGAAATTTTTCTAATATGTTTTTATAATTAATATCAGCGTATTCTTCATCTTTACTTATGTATACAATATCGTAAGGTTCTGGCTGACTTGCTTGAACATCATATTGTTTTTTATTTGCTAAAAATCGCATTTTAATTTCGCGTTCAGTAAGTTGTTGATGTTTAGGTACTAAACTAATACCGTCCCAAGCATTGCCATTTTTAAACACGTGATTTGTTTGTCTTTCAAATTGTTGATCATGAGTAAAATATAGATCAAATTTGAAATCTTTTGAAACAGTGACTTCTTTTGGTATGATCCATAGCATTTCAGTTTTGCTAGTGTCAATTGCTCTTAAGTAATCTTTGTAAGTGTTAATAGTAAATCTATCATATACAACAGCACTAGAGGCTACAATATCCCATTCTTTGCGCCTAGCTATGGTTCTGTATTCTATTTCTTTTTGTGTTAACGGTGCGTGTTTTGTAAATAAAAATAATCCATTATAGGTTTCTTTTCCATTTGCTTTGTGTTTAAAAGCATGATTGATTGTTCTGTCATAACTGTTGTGTATATCTATATACATACTCATATCAAAATCTTCATTTATTTTTATGTTAGGAGTTGTTCCCCAAAACATATTAGATTTAGATTCGTCAAATGCTTTTAAATAATCATTGTAAGTTTGTATGTTAAACACAGGAAATGCTTTTGGTATACTAGCAACAATATCATGTTTCTTTCTGTTAGCATACCATCTGTGTTCAACTTCTTGTTGTGTCACAGGAGCATGTGTTGACATAAGTGCTACACCATCCCAGAACTCACCATTTTTAAAAATATGGTTTATCTTTCTATCGTATTCATTGTCATGCGTAAAGTATTGATCAAATTTAAAAGAAAGTTCAACTTCTACATCACTAGGAATTGCCCAAAACATTTCAGTTTCAGTTGTATCTAATGCTTTCAAATAATCAGAATAATTGTTTACAACAAATCTATCATACTGAACTTTTTTACTACCAATGTCGTTCCAGTGTTTAGCATTTACAATATGCCTATATTCTATTTCTTTTTCAGTTACTGGAGCGTGTTTACTATATAAAAATAAACCATTTCTAAAATGTTTGCCATCTACTTCGTGTACGAATGTATGGTTAATTTTTCGATCAAATTCATTATCATGTGTAAAATAAAGATCAAAGTCAAAAGCCGTAGTATCAATATTCTTTGTATATCCATAAAACAGTTCGGTGTTACTGTTTTCTAAAGCATCTAAATAATGAGAATAAGTTTCAATAATAAACTCGTCATATACACATTCTTGGCTTGCTACAATATCCCATTCTTTACAACTTGCTAAGTGCTTGAATTCAATTTCTTTTTTTGTTACTGGTTTATGTTTACTTAATAAAAATACAGCATTCCTATAAGGAAACCCGTTTACTTGATGAATAAAACTATGATTTTCATTTCTGTCATATTCGTTATTCCAATCAAATGTTAAACTAAAATCGTATACGTCTGTATTACAATTTCTACTAATTGCCCAAAATAATTCTGTACTTGACGTATCCATTGCTTGTAAATATTCATCATACGAGTCTACATGGAAAATATCATACGATTTATTCTTACTAGCAACTTTATAATGTTCTTTAGCGTTTACTAAAAATCTATGTTTAATTTCTTTTTCAGTAACTGGAGCATGTTTACTAAACAAAAAATAACCATTGTATGCACATGAATCTTCGCCTTGATTTATAAAAGCATGATTGCATTCTCTATCAAATATATTGTCGTGACTAAAATATGTATCAAATTTGAAATCGTGTGCTGTTTCTAAATGACTACATGTTCCCCAAAACATTTCAGTTTTAGTATTAGCAAAAGCATACAGATAATCAGCATATGTATCAATTGTAAAACTAGAATAAGTTACAGGTTTTGATCCAACAATGTTGTGTTGTTTACAAAACATAAAATGTCTATATTCTATTTCTTTTTGTAACACTGGTTTATGTTTTGAACATAAGAATAAACCGTTGTATAATTGCCTTCCATCAACATCATGTATAAATGCATGATTTTCCTTTCTGTTGTATGTGTCTGTGTGGTTAAAAACAAAATCAAAATCAAATGCCAAAGTGTTTATATTTCTGCTACTCATCCAAAACATTTCTGTTCTAGACATTTCCATAGCTTGTAAATATTCGTCATACGAATCGATTAAAAAATAATCATAAGGTGCTGGCACACTGAATACTGTGTTATGTTCTTTTCTTACTACAGGATGTCTATGTAAAATTTCATTTTCTGTAAGGGTATGATTTTTTGGTATAAGAAACACACCATTAAAACAAATTTTATCATCGCAGCTATGTACAAATGCGTGTACTTGATTCCTATCGATAATATTATGATGACTAATATAAAATTCATCTATACATTTTTGATATGTTCTTAGTTGAGGACTAGACATCCAAAACATATCAGTTGTAGATTTTTCTTTGGCATATAAGTAGTCTTCGTAAGTATCAATTTCAAAAAAATCAAAACCTTTAGGAGTACTATAAACGACATCCCATTCTTTTTTCTTTGTATAAAACCTATGTTCTACTTCTTTTTTTGTAAGTTTAGAGCTGGTGTTATATAAAACAACACCGTCATATGATTCTTTATTTTTGAAAACATGAGTAATTTTTCTGTCATATAAATTATGATGTGAAAAATATAAATCTAAATCTTTTACTAAATTTACATCATCTGGTACGCCCCAAAACATATCAGTTGTTGTATTATCTAAGGCACGTTTGTAATCAGAATAAGAATTTATTGTAAAAGTATCAAACTTTTTTGGACGGCTTGCTACCACCTCGTGTTCTTTTTTTACAGCTAAAAATCTATTATTAAATTCTTTTTCAGTAATTTTACAATGTTTACTCAACAGCATTACACCATCGTAATGTTCACCGTTTAGATAAACATGATTTATTTGTCTATCATATTGATTATGATGACTTATGTACAAATTTAAATCAAAAGAATCTTCCACAATAATATCTTGTGGTATCCACCATACTAAGTCGTCATCTAATGTTTCTATAGTATCGCAATAATGTTGATAGTCTTTAAAACTCATTTGTTTGTAAGGTAAAGGTTTACTAGCAAGTATGCTTACGTCTTTCTTTTCAGCGTAGAATCTATGAGATAGTTCTTTTTTACTTGGAGTATAGTTTTTAGGAGCAAGAATTATACCATCTTTAGTTTTTGCTTTTCCGTTACTAAAAACATGAACATATTTTTGGCTCCAGTCATCAGGCATATAGGAAAATTTAAAAAACTCACTTACTTGTACATCATTAGGGACAAGCCAAAACATATCTGTTTCGCTTTGTTTTTGAGCATCTTTATAGTTTTTTACACACTTGGCACTAGCAAACTTTTCAGATAATTTTTTAAATTCTTGATCTGATTTATTTCCTTGATAGAAAATATTAAAACTTTCTTTTCCACAAAGCACATCATACTTGGCACAAATATGTTTTTGCTCAATACGATATTGTTTGTTTAAGTTTTTCGTAGGAACAAGTTTAACTTTGTCCCAGCTTAATATTCTTTTACTTCTCTTGTACACATAAGGAAAACAATGGATGCCGTGTTCCTTAGGCTTAAAATGCCATGGAAATGTTCTTAGTGTTTCTAAGTCTTTATCTACAATCCAAACATAATCATAATCTTGATATTGATCTATAATACTATAGTCCATTGTATCATTAGTATAATGTTTTGGATAACCATTTAAAAAATGATTTTTCAAAACATCCTGTCCATTGTAAACAGTGCGTCCATATCTATTAAACTTGTCTACAGCTCTCATAATTTAAAACTCTTTGTTCCATAATGGGCAATTTTTTTACTTAAATCCGCATCAATAAAAATATCAAATCCGGCATCGTTAGCATTCTTGCAGAAATATATATCTTCTCCCATAAGTGTTTTAGTTTCTTTATGTTCTAAATATTGATGCCAAGGTTTTTCTAAGTATTCGTAAACTTTTGTATTTACTAACATACATCCCATGCCGACTGCCCAAACTTTGTGTAAGCCTCCTATTTCATCTAACCTTTCTGAAAGATTATTAGGATCTGTAAATGCTACACTTTGATAAGGTGGCATTCGTGTGCTGTAGCTGGCAGCTACAATTTCTTTGTTATGAGATAATAATATGTTTGCGGTATTTGCTGGCAAGTGCATATCACTATCTAACCACAGTATATGTGTACAACCTTTTTCTAAAGATTCGCTTATCAATTGATTACGTTGTTCAGGTATCACAGTACCTAAATTCATTAGTATTTCGCAATCAATAGTTTTGGCAATTTTTGCCAATGATAACGCAAACCCTGCGTGAACTGTATCACGAGCAGGCACACATATTGATAATTTCATTAGGTGATTGTTTCTGAAATAGTATCTGTGTTAAGTGTTGCTTCTGCTGCTACTGTCTGATCATTTAGTTGTCTAGCTTTACTTACAGCAATAGTTACTGCATCAGTAAAATCTTCCTCACTTAAAGAACTCATCAGAACCATGTTTTCAGGTTGTACTTTTCCTAGTGTAATTAAATCAGCAGAAGCTAAATGCGCAATAACATTTATCCAATGATGACGTTCGTCAGCCTCTGGAATATCCATGCTATCGATTGCTTCACAAACTTCTTTATAAAGTTCTGATTCTAAACCTAATTTTTCCGCTAGGTCTTTTTTTCTTTGTTTTGTATATGCTTGTGCTAAGTCAATATTAATAACTTCGTATAAACTTTTCATTTCCATTATATTATGTTCCTTGTCCGCCAAATGTATCGCTCATTTGAATTGTAGTTCCAGCTGAAATACTCAAAAAAGCACCCAGCCCAGCCATAGTAATTGGAGTACCAGAACCACCAAAGTAGTTTCTAATCTCTGACATTGTAATTGCTGATCCGGTTGCTGGTAACGCCATTTACTTTCCTATTGTACAAGTGTAACACACTATTTAAATTATGTCAACTAGTGTAGCCAAAATAATTTAGCTACACCATATGTTATTTATCGAGTAATTTTTTTACCATTTCTTTCAGCTCAGCAATCTCTGCTGCTTGTGCTTCTAGTTTAGCATCTTGCTCTTTGATTGCTTCAATAAACAATGGAGCAAGTTTTTCATACTTAACAGTAATATAATCTTCACCTGATTTACTCTTATATTCTTTTTCTTCGCTATCCCAATATTGATCAAAAGGAGCCTTAGCAATCGCTTGTGGTAAAACTTTTTCTACTTCTTGAGCAATAACACCAGCATCATTAATTTGGTTATCAGGATAGAAACCTAAATCATTGACTTCAGCTTTCCAATCAAAGTTTACACCAGTTAACGACTTTATTTTAGTTAAAGCATTTTCAATTGGTACAATATTTTCTTTCAATCTTTTATCTGATGAATAGGCTGTAACTTCGCCTACAGCATTCATATTGCGACCAAATGTAACATCGTTATTTGTCAAGTTCCAAATAGCTGGCCATTGACTGTTTACTTGTGCCCAAGATGTTGAATCGTCTCCGCCACGTAAGATATAAAACAAGTCACTGTTGTTATGTAACATAGCAACATTGTGATTAGTATCACGGAAATATAGTGTTGGTGAAGTATTCCTAATATAAATGTTTTGGCTTGCTGTTGTAGTGCTACGCAAGAAACCTGAACTATCAATACCATCAAGTGTATCAGCATCACTAGCACTAACACCAGTTAGGTTACTACCGTCACCTGTAAAACTATTAGCAGTAACATTACCTGTAATACTAATAGAACCACCTCCACTAAGTGTACCTGAAAAACTATCATTAGTATCGCTGCGTAAGAAACTACCTGAAGATACACCATCAAGTGTATCAGCATTAAGTCCGCTGCCAGGGCCATCATTACCTTCGTGCCATACTTTGTAGTTGGTGCCACCAACATTATAAAGTAGACCATTTACCCCACTGTTGACATCAAGATATTCATCAGTTCTGTCATTGTAGATACGCATTGCTCCACCATTTACATACTGAATATAACCTCTGCGTGTTCCTGCTTGATAGAAACTTATGTAAGGTGATCCAGTTGAACTTTGTGTTGCTAACCTAAGTTGTTCATTTGAATTCCTATTACCGGTAAGAAGTCCAGTATACGTATCATCAGCATTACTGCGTAAGAATGCTGAGCTATCAATACCATCTAAGGTTGTAGCATCTACGCTTGTAAGTCCACTACCGTTACCAGTAAATGTATTTGTACCAATATTAACATCACCAAATCCGCTTGTTATACTACCAGCATTTAGTGCTCCAGTACCAGTTACGTTACTGTAAGTTCCGCTAAGTCTAGCATTAGGAACAGTTCCACTGCCTAAGTTACTTGCGTTAAGTGCTGTTAATCCACTACCGCCACCGTAGAAAGTACCATTTGAATATACATCTTTAGCAACACCAATGCCGCCATCAACAATTAGTGCACCAGTAGTGTTACTAGTTGACTGTGTTGTGTTATCGATATTGACAATAGTATTTGAATTAAAGTTCATTGAAGTAGCATTATCTGCTACAATAGTATCAACTGCTATGCTACCTACATTAGTAATGTTATTATCATTGAAACTTGTAGCACCTAATGATATAGCACCTGTAGCAGTTAATGAGTTATTTCCGATATTAATATTGCCAAAGCCGCTACTAATAGCACCAGCATCTAATGTGCCTACTCCAGTAATATCTAATTGGTGTTGTACAACACTGCTAGAACTGATTCTACCATCTGGCACTGTACCAGAGGACAAATTATCAGCATTTAGTGCTGTTAAGTTTGTACCTACGCCACTATATCCATTTGTGCCACTAAATGTAAATGCTGTTGTTGAAACAGTTACATTTACTCCAGGTATACTCAAAGAATTGTTTGTAGCATTACCAATTTGCATAAAGTTACTAGTGCTGTTAGAAGCTGGTTCAATGTCATAACCAAGGAATATGTTATTATTACCTGTGGTTAATGTTGTAGCACTTAGGGCACCAAGTACAATGTTGTTATTACCTGTAACAATTTCTAAGGCCTGTAACCCTAATGCTGTGTTATTGCTACCAGCAGTACTGTTTGCCATTGTACTCTTACCAACACTAGTATTACCGTCTCCAACACTAGTACGTTGTTCTTGACTGTCTGAACCAATTGCTGTATTGTTGTTTACACTAGTAGCAGCACTCAATGACGCAAACCCAACTGCAGTATTACCATCACCGGATAAGGCACCTGTCATTGATGTTCCACCGATACCTGTATTATGTTCAGCAGCAGCAGTTAAGTTTTCGCCATGTCCAAACATTAAGTTTGTAGCGCCACTATTTCCACCACGTCCAGCATTGAAACCATGTACAGTAATATCACTTGTAAATGTTTTTCCTGCTTGGCTTGTTGGTAATCTAGCATCATTTACTGTACCACTTGACAAGTTAGTTGCATTCAGTGTTGTTAAGCCACTGCCATTACCAGTTAGTGTTCCGCCAACATGTAAGTTCTTAGCAATACCTACACCACCGTCGACTATCATGGCACCGCTTGTAGTGCTTGTTGCTTGTGTTACATTATCTACGTTTACAACAGTTGAACTTGCGAAGTTCATACTTGAACCATTGTCGCCGCTAATAGTATCTAGTGCTAAACTTCCTACATTTGTAATGTTATTATCGTTAAAAGATGTAGCGCCTAATGATATAGAACCTGTTGCTGTAAGGGCACTTGTTCCAATATTAATACTACCAAAACCGCTAGTAATACTACCGCCATCAAGAGCGCCGGTATTTTGTATGCTAGTATTGATTACTGTAGAACCAAGTGTTGTACTAGTAAGAACACTTGTATTGTTTACACGATATTCTTTGCCACTTATTACATTAACATTCTCGCTAAAGTCCCAGCTATCGTTAGCATTTGACCATGTAATAGTATGATCGGTTGCGCCTTTTAATGTAATACCACCGCCGTCTGCTGTCACATCAGTTGGTGTATCTACAGTGCCTAATTCAATGTTTTTATCATCAACTTGTAATGTAGTTGAATTAAGTGTAGTTGTAGTACCGTTTACAGTTAAGTCTCCTGTAATATCAACATCACCTGCAATACTAGTGTCACCGTTTGTTCCGTTAATTACAAATTTATTTAAGTCAGTACCAAATCTAAACGATCCCGCTTGATTAATTTGTAGTCTTGCTACACCTGCTGTAAAGAAATCTAAATCGTCATTATCAGACCCTGATGTCGTTTCAGCAACAATTTTTGTATCTTGATCAACATCAATAACACCGCCTAAACCGCTCCAGTTACTTCCGTCATATCCTTCAAATGTGCTATCTGTAGTGTTATAACGTATTTGTCCTTGAGCATCTGTAGGACGCTGTGCTGTAGTACCAACAGGTAACTTAATTGCCGAAGTATCACTAAAGTTAGTATAACCAGTAAAGGTTGTGACTCCATCAGTGTCTATAGTCATTCTTGTAGTTGCTGTTTGTACAACTTCGCCTGTTGTTCCTGTTTCACCAGTTTTTACAATAAAGTCTCCGCCTGTAGCATTACCTGTACCTAGGCCAGGTTGTATTGTTATATTACCACCTGCTACGTCTGTTCCAATTCCGCCTTCGCCTTTAATAATTGCTGGAAGAGGAGATGTTCCAAATTCTCCGCCGCCAATCACAACGTTTTGGTTTTTAAGAACAATAGTATTTTCTTTTGATATTGTACCAACTTGTGTAACAGCCGGATCAGCATTTACGTTTTGATTTGTTCTAATAGTAAATGATGTTGCGTTAGTAGTAGCACCAATAACTGGCCATTGTCCGTCTAAGTTAGTAATTGTACTTTGATCAATAATTACTGTATCACCAACCCTCACGCCTAAAGTTAGAGGAGTATAATTAAATGAGATAGTTGTGCCTGTTAAAACACTACCTGTTAAATCATCACTTAAAAATACTTCGTTTTCGGTAATACCAGTAACCGTTGTGTTAGCAGGAATACTACCGCTACCAGTAACTGTCATACCAAATGCAATTGAAGTAGTGTCGCTAAAAATTAAAACCTTTTCACCGTTAGCACTAGCATCACTTGTACTTACTTGAATATCTGCTAAATTTACAACAACATCTTGAGTGTTAGTTGCCTCATATGTTTCTACAAAAGTGCTAATATTTCTACTTTCACTATTTTTACCAATTTTAACATTTTCAGCATCGCCGCCAATTTCAATTGTAGTCACATTGTCATTATAGATTTGACCTGTTGCTGTACTACTTGAACTTAATCTAGCAGATCCAACATCTAGACCTTCAGCTAGATCGAGTGCTGTACCCCATTCAGGTACTGTTCCATTTGACTTTAAGAATGTATTTACTCGACCAATATTTAATGTGTTTAAACTTGCTGCTGATTGAGCGTAGATGATATCACCAACAGCATACGTGGTTATATTTGTACCGCCACGTACAACAGGCACAGGACTAGTTAAGTTTGCTGGGTTTAAAAAGTAAGCACTATCTAAACCATCTAATGTTCCAGCATCTACTATTCCATCCTTAATAAACACCTCACCACTACCGTTTGAATTTACATCAAATTGTGTTTGTAGGAATCTACTTGTTCCAAGTGTTGAGAATGTTCCAAGTGGATCGTAGTCAGCGTTAGCTATACCAATGTTTACTGGATCACCGTAGAATTCAGCATTTGAACTTGATCCTGTTAGTGTAATTGGGTTATCTGTTGTAGATGCTTTTTTGAGACTTTGAACAACAGTATCATATCTACTATCACCAAATAATACTGTATCACTATTTGGTACTCCGCTGCCTCCAAGTCTACTTGGTGAAATTGTACCTGAAATAATATTTTCAGCATCAATGTTTGTAGCAGCAAGTGTATTCCAGTTTGATTTAATTCTGCTAGAAGTGTTAACAATTTCAGTAACTCTAACATTGCTCGGTGTAATTCTCGCACTACCAACACCTGCTGTACCAATATCTTTTCTGTTTGTAACAAGTCCATTAATACTGCTTAACGCATCTGAACGTAAAGCGTGTAATGTAAATGAGTTTGTTGTTACTGAACCTACAAAGAATCTTGCGCCATCTGTAATTTCTTTACCGTCAATATTAGGCAATGCATTAGAAGTTGATCCATCTGTTAAAGTATTAATTCTAATAGCATCACCAGTAGTTAAACCATTATTTTGAACAAGGAGACTATCGTCTGTTAGGTTAACAGTGAATCTACTTAAATTATGGTTGTTGTTTAACGGTGTTGTTAAAAATTCAATTTGATTAATCAAGCTATAATCGTCGTAAATTTCAATGGTATTGTCATCAATCTTTTTAGCGTAATATACTCTACCATTTAACATACCACCAATAGCAACGTTACCAATTGTGTCATATGTAACTGGATCACCATTTTCCAATCCATGATTAGTAATAGTAATTCTATCATCTGTATAGTTTACACTACCGCCACCTGCTATGGTACCAGCTAAAAAGTTTAAACTAAGAACGTTATCTAAACCAATATCAAACGCATTTACAACAGCGTCAACATCTTCAACAAAGTCAATACTTGATGTCGAAGCAACAAATAATTCTCCGCCTAAAATATTAACATAAGCACGTTTTTCAATTGCCGATACTTCAATTTGGAAATTACTGCCGGCGCCACCTATGTCAGATGCATTACAACTAACAATATCAGCTACTTCATAACCAGTTCCGCCTCTACGTAAGTCAACATCACTTACTGCTCCTGCTGTAACTGTAATATCTGCTCTAGCACCAGAACCGGTCCCACTTACATTTGTAAGAGCAACATTTTCATAAATTTGATTACCTTGTGCTGGCAAATAACCACTGCCGCCTGTTATATTAGCATTATCAACGTTAACAAGTACACCAAGACGTAGTTCTGTTACAGAACCTTGCGCACCACCATCAGCACTTGTTACAACACTTCTTACACTACCTGTTCTTGATGTTGTGCTAACATCTATACCTATGTTCTCAATTGTAAACGATGTACCAGATGGGATACTTATCACTTCTCCAAACACATTAAAGGTGTTGTCTTCTGTACATACAACTTCTACTTGGTTACCTACATTAAGGCCATGTGATCCATTTGTTACAATAGTTTGTATGTTACTTGCTCTAGCAACACTTGATAAATCTACAATGGTAAAGTTATAATCTTCAGTTGGATCAAGTAACAAATACTGACTAGTATTAGAACTTTTTAGGAAGAAGTTATCAATAATAGCACTTGATGCTCCTTTAGATGTTGGGTGTACACCTGAGTCTACGCCGTTTACAAACAAGTTTAGATTGTTTGTTACATCCCATGGATCACCAACACTATCGTCAGTTTCGTCCCAAGCACCGTCGACAGTTGCTACAAGAATGTTGCCACTAACCGAAAAATTACCTTTAGCATAACCTGTAGCACCAGTAACACCTGGTTGTGTAATTGTATCTCCGTCTGTTGCGGTAATATTACCACTAAGTGTAAGTTCAACTTGTTCATAGTTTTCAGTAGCAATGTCTCCAGCTGACAAATCAACAGCTGGAATATCATCTACTTGTAAAAGCCTTGATAGATAACCTTCTGTGTTTGTGTTTGTAAACTGTCTAGTAGCAGGAATAAGTTCGCCATTCAACTGACCGTTTGTGTTCAACTGAACAATAGCGCCTGGAACAGCCGCAGTAGACACAGTTTTGTCAACAAAACCACCTAGCCTGTTACCAATAAACGATCTAATAGCTAACTGCGTAACCAATCGTGCATCACTTGGACCGCCAATTTCGTCATCACCTAAGTTAACATCAGTTGAAATTTCTTCAATAGCAACATCACTCAAACTTAATTTCAACGCATCAAGTTCGTCCACCTGAACTTTGTTTCTAAATGTAATGTTACCAGTTCTGTTAAACGCTGTAATAAAGTCACCAACTTTAAAGTCACCAAGTTCGTTTGTACCTGATGAATAAACACGACCTGGTAATTCTTCATATTGTTCAAACTCAGATCTTGTGTTACCACCGTTTTGTGGTAGTGCGTTATAGTCTGTTCCTGAACCTGCGTATTCCCAAGTGTGTGCGGACGAGTTAACAATACTTGGTCTGTGGAACCAAATTTGCCTCTCGGGTAAGTTTCCTGTGTTTGTGATACTGCTACTTCCGTCTGTTGCTGTAATACTAAACGTTGCTGTACCTAACCCAAGTTTTGTTGATACTTCATTTATACTAATATTTGTATTAGGACTACCTGCGTGATCAGCACTAATAATGCTTGTAGCATCAAATTGTATTCTAAGAACACTTGATCCAACAGCAACTTCTTCGATACTTACTACTAGTCTACGTTCTGCTGGTTCCCAACTAGAAACAAAGGCACTATTATTGTTTGCTCCTGTTGTACCTGTAATAGCTCTTCCTGGAACAAATTCATAACTTTCAGCACCAGACTCTAGTATCAATGTTTGATACGTAGTATGTGAACTTAAAATTTCTTCAACAAAGAATTCAATAATATTTGTTCTAAAAATATGATTGCCAGAGTTAGTTATGTTTTCAAATAGTTGTACTGGAAATTCCAAACTATCATCAAATGTTAAACTAAATGTATCAGGATCTAATACGTTAGCATAATAAGTCTGTTCGTCATCTAATCCACCAATTGGAATATTTCCATTAGCATCATAGATAAGTTTTTCACCATTTGTAAATCCATGCCCTGTAATTGTAAAAATACTTGTACCTTTATCAACATCAGCTGTTGAACTAAAAGTTGTTTCAGTTGGAGTTGGAATAAAGTCGTTTGTTACATCTCCTTCACTACTTACTTCTTGTGGTGCTGGAATTTCTTCTGGTGATCTAATTGCTTCACTTACAATGTTAAATCTACTTTGAACAAAATCTTCAATATCCGTTGTTATGCCAGTTTTGCCTGTAATAACTGCGTTTGTATAGATAGCAGATTGTTGTATAGCAGCAATTGTTTGTAGTTCTTGTCCGCTAATACTACTACGTGAAGAGTCTGCTAAGTTAGCAGCAAAGTAACTTAATCCAGCACTACGAGAATATCTGTTACCTGTATCCCATGTATCTTTAGCAACAGCTTCAACAATTAATTTAGAATCTCTTAAACATTTTGCTTGATCATAATCAAAATTATACCATTTTGCTGCGTCAATACTTTCGTTAATATACTGTGTTACTCTTTGAGCAATGTTAATTGCGCCTATTTCATCTAATCTTATAAAATCATCTTGTAAAGTTTGACTTACACCAAGAGCAGTCAAATCAGGGTTGATCGGGTCTGCTAATGTTCCAGCATTGGTTTGAATATGTTGAATAATTTCATCTATTCTAGCTTTAGCAAAATCTGCTTCTGTTTGTGTAGCAGCAGTACCGCTTGTATCTTGTGTAATGATGTTTCCTGAAGACACTGTAACTGCTTCTTCTTTAACAATCTTTTCAACAATCTCTTTCATTCTGCCCCAAGCTGCGACAGTTTCTTCTTTTTGTCCTGTACCGTATACAGCAGTACCGTCAACAAAATACTGTTGAGCTGCTATCAAACTTTCTAAGTTACCGCCAGTGGAAAGATCATATGTTATAGCATCTACAATTTTACTAGCATCGTTTTCACATGCTGCTACATTATATACAAATCCTGTAGAGAAAGGAGCAATATTTCCAGCAACTTGAGCATTAATCCAAGCTGTTAATTCTTTTTGTATAAATGTTCTGTTTGCTAACAATTGTGCTACAGCATTACCACTATTGGTGTTGATAGCAGTAGGCAATACTCTAGCATCAACTAATTCGTCTCCTGCTATGCTCGCACTACTACCAGCACCAAGAATTTCTATGATTTCATCCCAAAGTGCATCTGTTCTTGATTCAAACGTTGAATCTTGTACAATACCCGCTGTAAAAGTTTTAGCATTGCCATAAGCATCAATATGTTGATCTTTTTGCGCCGCAAATAATGAAGCATCAAACCTACCATTAAAATATGTTAATGCTGCGTTGATAGTTCTAGCGTTACTATTTAAAGCAGCATCATATCTAATAGATTCTATAAGTAACCTAGTGTCTCTTCTACATTTATCTTCGTTATATTCAAAGCCAGCATAAATGCTTGGAGAACCAGCTGCGTTAGAAATTTGTAAGTTAATCCAATCAACTGTATCTTGGGCAATAGCATCTCTTTGATTTAAAATTAAAGTATACGCTCTTTTATAACCAGGATCTCTGTATCTTAAAATAAATTCTTCAACAGGCGCATCACGATTTACACCAACAATAG